GGATAGACAACCCTTATTGAGAATGGTTCCCATTAAGCGGGCATGATACACCCGACACGCCGTGTGTATTTGACATGTGTTGTGTGGTGTGGTACGCGGAAGTGAGCACGGTGAAGTGGTGCGGTTGTGGCGTGTCGTGTTTTGTGGTGTGGTATTATTGGGGGTATCGGTTTCGATGAAAGGAAAAAATAAAATGAGTTTTATGAATCTTAAAGCGTTGTCTAATTCAATTGATTTTAACGTGAATAGTATTTACGATGTGCTTGTGTATTTCGTTGATATTGCGTCCGATTGCTTGATAGAAACTCGGTTTGTTGATTGCATTGACGTATACGGGCTTAGGGACGTACTTGACGATGGCGTGTTTTACGTTCCGGGGGCGGTGTGTTTGGGTTATCGGATTAATCGGTGATTGCGAGGGGATTGACTATGTATTGTAAGCGTAATACTTGTGATTTCGTCAAGGGTTATAGGGTGCGTGGTGAACAGCGCGTTAAGGCCGTTGTTATTAGTGCGAAGTGTTTTGAATGTGATTCGTATGTGTCGGATTATGTGTTTACGTATTGTCGTGATATTATTGATTTGATGCGGCGGGGATTGTGGGGCGGGTGAGGTGTGGTGATGGCCTATTAGCTCAGTGGTTAGAGCGGCATTCTTATAAAATGTGCGTGTCGGGTTCAATTCCCGGATAGGCCACGCGATTGTGATATATTGGGTTATGGCATGTCGTTTGATGTGTCATGACCTTTTATTTGTGAGGTGTTTTGATGGATATTAGTTCGATTGTAGCCGTTGTCGGGAGTGTGGGTTTTCCGATTGTCGCGTGTTGTGGTATGGCGTGGTTTATCGCCACGACGTTTAGTGATTTTAATGATTTGATGACAAAGAATAATGTGTTGACGGAAGAACTTATTGCATTGCTTGAGGATAACAAGGGGGATAGTGATGTCTCGAATATGGCGTAGCGCGTTAGCTTGTGTTTGTGCCTTAATGCTGACTGTTGCACCTTCGGCTAGTGCGGATATGCGCGGTGTTGACGTGAGCAATTGGCAGTGTGATATTGACACGGGAGCGGTTGACGCTGATTTTATTGTAGCGGGTGCCACATGGGGCGTAGGCGGTTTCAACAATGTGTGTTTGACCAATGGCGTGAATCAGGCTGCGAACTATCAGCTTGGACGCGCAACGAATAGTGGCAAGAGTATCGGTGTGTATCATTACGCGATGGGGCGCGACGCGAACGCGGAAGCTGACTTTTTCATAGATAATGTGCGCGGGTACGTCGGTAACGCGGTGCTTGTTTTGGACTGGGAATCTCAGGATAATCCGCAGTTTGGTAACGGCGCGTGGGTTGAAACGTGGGTTCGTCATGTGCATGATCGCACGCAGGTGTGGCCGATCGTCTATGTTCAGGCGTCCGCGCTGGGGCAGCTTACTTCGTTCGTGCGGGAACATTGTGGCGTGTGGGTTGCGCAGTATGCGTCAATGGCTGTCACCGGTTATCAGGAAACGCCGTGGCTGTATGGTGCGTATGGTGAAGCCATGCGGCAGTACACGTCGAACGGGTATGTGCCGGGTTATGCCGGACGATTGGACTTGAATTATTTCCGTGGCGAACGGTGGCAGTGGGATGCATACGCGCATGGCGACGGTGCGAATGTGTCCGCGTCGGAAACGAATATTGGTGGCAATGTCGCGCAGTCTGCTTGCGTGGTGGTCACGTCGGGTGACACGTTGTCGGGTATTGCCGAGCGCACGGGCTTGTTGCCGTGGCAGTCGTGGCACGGGTATGGGTCAGGTAATCCGGCTGTGATTTATCCGGGTGAAACCGTGTGCTATGGCGGTGGCGTAGTTGCACAACCGGATACGGCGCGTACGCATACGGTTGCGTCCGGTGAGTCTTTGTGGTCGATTTTCGGCGGTGATTGGGCGCGTGTCGCGTCGCTTAACGGTTTGTCTAACCCGAATCTGATTTATCCGGGGCAGATTTTGCGTTATTGAGAATTAATATCAATAATCGGCGTGTCGCTTTTTTGCGCGCGCCGATTTTTGTGCTATAAATATTTATGTCGCCAAACGGTTGACAGAAAAAACAAATACAAAGGATAACAAACATGCGAAAGATACGTAAAGTAATCGCTGACAGCACCATAAACTATTATGATCGAGACGGCGTAGCACAGACATTCCACACTAACGGAAACGTTCGTAACGTTGAAATGGCCGTCAAAGTGCTTATGGACGCTGGTATCGTCAATATCTTAGTTGACGACATTACCGTAAACAAGAACACGTATGTCATGGACGTTGATACGTTCATCGAGCACGCGGAACGTGTCGCAACTGCCGTAACCAGCCCCGATACCGACAACGACACCGATAACGATAAAGATATTGAATTCTGAAAGGAACTGAAATGAACGAGGAAAACGAACAGATGAACGAAACCATCGTGAACGAAACCGCACAGAACATTGCTGACAACTATCGTTACATTTGCACGATGGACAACAGCACGTTTGAGGGCAAGCGCGCTATCGTCAACGCACGTAATAGCGCGTTGTCGCTGAACGGACGCGGTGCGGAACCGTTAACGGTTGTTGGTGTCTATATCGCGCCGGGCGTGCGTTCTCAGACTGGACAGAAATGCGCGAACGTCTATCTTTTTGGAAAGGACGGCAACACGTATTTCAGTCAGTCACAGGGTATCTACCGCAGTGTGTTGGATATCTACGATATGTTCCCCGATTTCAACGCGCCGGACGGCATCACTGTTGCGGTCAAGCAGACACCGCTGGGCGGCGGCCGTTCCACGAAATCGCTTGAAATCAAGTAGTTTGGAATGAAACAAAAAAGTGCCATACGTGTTATGGCACTTTTTTTTATAAGGTGGTGAACATGCCTAGAGCGCATAAACAAGCGGATGTATTGACCGCGAAACGCAAGCGCGTGCGTCGCGCGATCAACAGTCTGAAAAAAAGCATTACCAAAAACATGCCTGAAAGTGAAGCGAACGCACGGCGCGCTTACATACAACGGCTTGAAACGCAGCTGAAACATACGTATGTCGGGCGTGTCCGTAATAGCGGCATGCGGAATGAACTGTATCAGCGTGCGAACGAAACCGCCGATAAACTTGTGCAACAGGTGAGCGGCGTGCGCGGCGGCAAAGGGCGTGCGAGGGAGCGCGCGCGTTCATTCAACATTTTTCGCGAGGAAATGCGAATGGCATCCAAGGGAATGCCGAGCGCGTTGGGCGATCTCGGACGGGAAAAAGTCAAGGTGTTTTGGCGATACACACAAAACATATGGCAGAAATCGAACGTTCCGCCGAACAAACGGTTGGAAGCCATCATGAAAGCATACGACGCCGATTCGCTCAGTGAGCTTTTTGACACTATCATGCAACGAAATGAAAAAGCGTTGGAATATGCCAAAAACATGAAAATGCACACAGGCGAATTAGAGGATTATACGGACGTTGACGGTGGAAGCCCGATATGGCTATTAGCGGTTTCACCCGACGTAATACGATGAAAGAACGCAAGGAATTTAAGGTAGCGGCGATATTCGACACCGAAACAACGAACATTGGCGAAGGTGCCGAAACACGCGCGTATCCGATATTATACATTTTCAACGATTTGCGTAATACGCCACTGGAATCGTACACTCCCGATACGGACGATGTGCGGTTTTACCGGCACACGGCTGAAGCGCTGACATACATTGACGATCTTATCGAATATGGGCGCGCGCACGGCTATGTTCCGATCATCGCAGCTTATAACCTCATGTTCGACATGCAGACACTCATGCTGGAATTGGCGCAGACGTACACGATTGAGGCCAACGCGCAAACCGCCACAAGCGTGTACACGCTCGATCTGCTTGTGAACGATACCGTGGTATGTCGCTTTTGGGACACATTCTATCTTGAAATGGGCGGACTGCGCGCGATGGGCGAGACATGCGGTCTCCCTAAAGCGGTGGGCGACTGGGATTACTCACTTGTGCGCACGCCCGAAACTCCGTTGACCGAGGAAGAATTGTTTTACGCGCGGCGTGACGTACAGGTAATTCCGCAATATCTGCAATGGCTTTTACGTGCGAATCATTGGCTTACGCCTGATATGCTGGGTTGCCGCGTGCTTACCAAGACGTCGCTTGTGCGGCAGATGGCACGTCGTGAGATCGGCGGACGGCGAGTCACGCTGCAAGGTGGTAAGAAAATCACATTGCAACGCGCTTTCGAGATGACGTGCAATCAGGAATTTCCGAAAGATTACGAATCTTATGCGCTGCGTAAGGCATGTTTCCGTGGCGGTTTGACGTTTACGAGCGCTAAAACCGCTAGTGTTGTCGTGGATAACGTCGCGTCCTTGGACGTTACATCGATGCATCACGCATTCATTAACGGCCGACGGCTGCCGGTCAAATTCGCTACAGCGCCTACGGATATTCTGCAAATCGCATGCGAACGCATTGTTAATACGTCGCTTGAAAATGTGCTGTTGAATTATGATGATCCGTTTCTGACAGGGTTACATGTTGCGGTGAGATTCGTAAATCTCAGATTGCGCGAAAACACATGTTTCGATGCGTGGGGGATTGCAATATGCCCACGTTCCAAGTTTGTGAAAACGTTGCAAGCGGACACCGATTACAGCAACAACGAACGCGCGAAAACACAGGAAAACAGTATTAGGGCGCATGGTTACGTTGACAGCGCCGTTAATCCAACGTACGCTTTCGGGAAATTATATCGGGCGGACGAGTGCATATTGCATGTCAATGAAATCGAATTGTGGAACGTGGCGCAAGTATACGAGTTTGACGAAATGCATGTACTGCACGGTGAAGCAACCACTAAAACGATTGTTCCGCCCGATTACGTAACCTTACAATCCAATATGTTGTTCGCACGAAAGACCGACGTGAAAAACCTGATTAAACATTATCATGAAGGCACGGCGTACGTGGACGAAATACCTGATTCAATCCCCGAGGGAATCGCACGCGACGCTAAGGCGGGTACATTGAGCATGAAATTTCTGCAATCTTATTACGGGTCTACTGTTAAGGGGCAATTTAATGGCATATATGGCACACAGGCACAGGACGTTATGAAAGCGGATTATCGCGTGACGGAAAACGGCGAACTTGAAGTCGATAAAAACACTGTTTGCACTCCCGAGAATTTTGCGAAAAAACGTCCGAAAACACCACGTGTTCTCTACACGTACGGAATGCGAATCGTAGCGGGTAGCAGAATGCACCTCTTGATAGCCATGATGCTGATATACCGTCATTTCGGCGCACGCGTAACGGTCACGGGCGGCGATACCGATAGTCTGAAAATCAGTTGCGATGACGATGTGAGCGACGCGGAATTGCTGGATGCGCTCAAACCGCTGCATAACGCGATCGAAAACGCGATCAACCGCACCATGCGACGCGTCCGAAATACCGCGTCCGACATAGCGTCAACGCTAGATCATATCGGGAAATTCGAGGTTGAGGACTGTGGCGGTGTCACGCGTTATGTCGAACATATGGAATTGTGGAACAAAGCACGCGTTAGTTTGGACAAGAACGGGCGCGTGCATGTCACTTGCGCCGGACTTCCACGACCGGACGGTGCGTACACCATTGAAGATTTTATAGCCGATCTCATGCACGCGGGACACGGTTTCGCGGAAACCGTACAAATATCGCTCGGTTATGACGTATTGGTAGATTATGAGATTTGCCACACGCTGCAACGCAACCGTCCGCATGTATGGGACAGGTACGTCGGCACCGTCACCGATTATCAGGGCGCGACATATCATGTTGACGCGCCCGAAGCGATCGCATTGTATCCGTCCGGCAGATGGCTAGGCGAATCGGACAAACAAGCTAACGGCGAGAATCTGACATACATACGAAACACGTATAATAGGAATGCGGAAACAACGCTCCGCGAACTTATTATGCGGGACGGCAAACCTATGATCGTGAGGATTGATGGCGAAATATTATTATGACCGGCTTAAGACGCTGATATTGCCGCGAAACGCAGATGTGAACATGATTATCGGCGCACGCGGTTTAGGCAAAACATACGGCGTACGAAAATACATGATAGAGGACTACTTAAAAAACGGGTACTGTTTTGTTGAAGTGACACGTTTTCGCGAGGAAAACAATGATGTCGCTACGAACTATTTTAGTCGTATCGTACAAGATAATATTTTTCCCGATTATGAATTTCGGACAACCAATAAAATAGCCGAAATTCGTAAAAAGAAAACCGGTAATAAAGAAAACGAATGGAAAACACTCGGATATTTTATACCTCTGTCGTTGCAACAGCAGAAAAAGAAAAGCACATACGTTAACGTGCGTAACATTTGCATGGATGAAATCATCATTGATAAAGATGACCGGTATCACACGTATCTGAAAAACGAGTTCGAGCAATTGGCGAAACTTGTGGATACCGTCACACGCGAACGTGCCGACGATACGGAACTGCGCAAACCGAGAATATTTCTGCTCGGCAATGCTTGCGACGCTTTCAACCCGTATTTCCAACATTATGACATACCGTTGGAACCCGAGTTCGGGTTGCAATGGCTGGGCGGGAAAACGTGTCTGTTCGATTATGTACAGGATGACGCGTACGCCGAACAGAAAACAAAGAATACAGTGTCGGGGCGCATGTTGAAGAACAACGATGACATGACCGCAAAAAACAGGTTCAAACGGCATGACACCGATTTCATCGAAAAGCCACACGGACATGCAAGGCTTACGTATGTTTTCCGATGGTTACGGCATGAATACGGCGTCTATGTTGATTTGCGTTGTGGATACGTCTTTGTATCCTCGAAATACGATGGCGGCACGCATGTGCCGTATTTCGCAATCACAAGGGATGACAATAAGCTGAACTATCTTACTGCGAACATGGCGAAAGAGTTGATTAGAAATCTCACGTCATATTATGCGTTGGGGTATCTGCGCTATGATATGGTGGAAACGCAACACGCCGTAAGTGAAATGCTTAGAAATTTCGGTGTAAAATAAACGCGGCATACGCAAGGTGCCGTAACGAGGGCGATAAAACATTATCATTGATAACCACGGTTGACTCCGCCAATGATATGGCCGTGAGGGAAAAGCGCGCCGTCCATCGTTGTGAATCATGTTGCACGTATGCTATTCTTAAGTCGTGCCGGTTCGGTATTTTCACCGGCACGACTTTTTCATATATGAAAGGAAAAATAATGGATGACGAAACCCCTGAGGAAAGGGACACCGCCGAACGCGATGATCTTACGGAAAACGAAGCGCACCGCGCGGGCGAATTTGATGATTTGCGCGACATGCTGCGCGACGTGCTTGACAAGGTGAGTGAATTAAGTGACCGCACGGACGCAATCAGCGAACGAATCGACGGCATATATGACAATTTCACCGACTCCGTTGCGCAAATGGTCGAAAACGGCGCAACAGTCAAGGAAAACGACGATGACGCTGCGGAAGCAATCGCGCAAGCGGCGGCGGAAGACTTGGAAAATCTCGACTACACGCTTTAATCGATAGGAGAAAATATTATGGCTGTAGACAATGCGACAATTTTGGATAAGGTGCGTACCAAGGGTACCGACGATTATCAGCAACGTATTCCAAGCGCGACACAAACCGGTGTAGCGAACACCATGCGCTACTTGTTCGACCCGATGAACCGCCAATATTTGAACGATTGTGTTTGGAGCATGGTTAATCGTATCGGACTAACCGTAATGGCGCAGAACGCGCCGTTTGAAAACCCGTTGTCGATTTTCAAAAAGGAAAACTTGTACTGGGGTTCGACTGTACAGGAAATCGCAGTCAAGTGGATTAAGGCGCACGGCTACAAGGATGACGCGGAAGACCTTTTGAAGATGCACCGTCCCGAAGCGGCGGTGTGGTTCTACGAAATGAACCGTCGTGACCAATACCCGATTTCATGGACTGATGATGAATTACGGCAGGCTTTCGTGGATGATTTCGGCTTGAACCGTTTCGTCGCGCAGATTATGGAAACGCCACGTAATTCCGACAATTACGACGAAATGAACATTATGCTTGCGCTGATACGCCATTACGAGCAGAATCTTGGTTTCTACAAAGTGCATCTTGACGCGGTGCCAAGCGACCAAACAACCGCCAAGACTTTGCTCAAGGCATTGCGTGCAACCGCCGGACGCATGCAGTTTCCGTCAACGCAGTACAACGCGTTGAACGTCACCGACATTCCGGCGTACGCTAACCCGCAGCAAATGGTGTTGTTGATCGAGCCGGAATATCTCGCTTCGCTCGACGTTGACGCGTTGTCTGCCGTGTTCCAGCTGGACAAGGCCGACGTACCGTATCGTATTATTCAGGTGCCGAGCCTTGGCATCGATGGCGCGGTAGCGTTGCTTGTATCGACTGATTGGTATCAGGTGCGAGACACCATGTATGGCACTACGCAGTTCTACAATCCGCAAACTGTTTCCAATACGCTGTACCTCAATCACTGGGGCATTTATGGCGTATCGCCGTTTACGCCGTGCGCCTTGTTCACCACCGACACGGGCACATCCATCAAGATTGTGACTCAGACAGTGACCGATTTCACGCTGACTCCGAACAAGGGCACTGTCAAGGCGGGTGATCTTATGCAGCTCACACCGAAGCTTACTGCCACCGTCATGCCAACCGGCACCGCCATACAGGTGGCACCGAACGCGGCAACGTACGAGGTTGCGGCGAACCATGCCGCAAGCGGGGATGACGCGCACGGTGCGGCGTTCGATCTCAACGTCAATACGTTCGTGGATGACCAAGCGCGCTTGCATGTCCAGCGTGACGGCCTTGTGGCCGGTGACGTCATTACCGTGACGGGCACCGCTACGTATGTCAATCCAAACGGTAAGACTACGGAACATTCCGCAACATGCACGTTCACCGTCGCATAATCTGAAATCATTTATGATATAAATGAGTGGTGTTTCATGTGAAACACCACTCATTTTTTCATATAGAAAGGGTGTGAAAATGGACTTCCCACATTTGCAAAACGCAACGACGTTTCCCGACACGGACACGCGCGTATACGAGCAGTACCGCAACGTTTTCGATTACAATGTTTGGACTCCGAACACTGTAATCAAGTTGTGTCATGTGAATTGGTACGATGACTACCACGATGTCGTTAAATTCCCCGATGACGTCGCACGAGACACGTGGTTTGACAAACTGGACGGCGAAACCGTCAAACTGACCACGAACATGTACATTGCACGCGCCGACACGGACGGCATAAAATTGCCCGTGCCTTACATAACGGCACAACAATACAATTACATTGTCGTTGACTTTTCGCATGATATTATCAATACGCCGTATCAGAAAACCGACGTGCAGACACGCTATCATTTTTTCATCGCTTCCGTACGCGCGGAAGCACCGAACACGACAACATGCACGCTTATGCGCGACGTATGGACGGATTATATTAACACCGTCACAATAAACGGTTTGTTATTGTCACGCGGACACGCGCCATTGATGGAAATGACACCGCAAGAACTGTTGAAAAACCCACGGGCGAATTGTCGTGATTTTACGTTGCCCGATGTCGATTATGGTAGCGCGGCATCGAATATAAGAAAAAGCACGCCGTTTAATCTGCAAAACGGTGCAAGATACATCTGTGTGGCCGCAACGTTTTCGCCCGAGCAATTGCAAGCCATGAGCAACGCGCGGGGCACGAACATTACGGACAGTGACGCAACATACAGCAATAACGACGGCACGGTTAACGGTTTCTCGTGGGGTGCCGGAAACATTTCCACGGCAAACGTCGCCGGCGCGGGCACATCGTATAATTCCGTTGACAATCTCACTGCAAGCAACGTAAGCATGTATGCGCTCGAATCGTCCAAAATATCAGGCGATTATTTCGACACCCTTTTCGCGTATTATCCACATATCATGTCACAGATCACAGCGGTGTTCGTAGCCACCGCAAACATGATGCGACTTGCTAACGCTATCAGTGTGAACGGCGTTGAATGGCATACAGTCAGCGGCGCACGGACAAAACTAGCCGATATCGATTTGACTACCGATGATTTCGGCTACGCTAGTGAATACTCGCAAATAACACGACTATATCTTGCGCCCTACGCGCACTTAGAGGTTTCCGACAATATCGGCAACAAAACCCGTGTGGAAATCGCTGACTGCGGACAACTCTCAGTACAGTCCGTCACATCCCTGAGCTATCCGATATTGCGACAAATCGCATGGCTTGACGGAATCGGTGGCGACGGTGACACGTCAATTAGCATTGATGCCATCAACGGGGCTAACATTACCGCCGACGTGCCGAACGCTGATGCGCTCAAAACGCTCATATCGCACGACATACCGACTTATGCGCTGCAACGTCGCGCGATCGACGCGCACCGCGCCGACGCATACAACCGTGAAGTCGCGCAAGCACGCGAAAACGCCATACTTGCGTACGAAAACGGCGCACGTATGACCAACGTTAGCCGTGACAACACCGCGCGCACAGGACAAACAAGCGTTGCGAACACCGCAACCGCCAACGGGTTGCGCAACACGACAACAGCTAATGCAAATCAAGCAGCGACGGACATAACAGCGCGCGGAAATACCAAACTAGACAACGAACAGAAATATCAAAACGCAAAGATAAACGCCGATCTATCGGAAGACTTGGCAGTCGCAACCGCGTCATATGTCACCGGGCAAGAACAAGCAGCAATGACCAACGTCACTTCAACTCTTGGTAGTCTCGCCACAAGTGCAATATCGGTTGGCGCGGGGTTGGCAGCAAGCGCGGCCACAGGCGGTGCCGCGCTCCCGGCTGTGATCGGCGCGGCGGCGGGGCTTAGTTCCGGTGTGATAGGTGTTGGCACGTCAAGCTATAACGCGGCGATTGCGTTGACCAATAACCAACTTGTGTACACCGCGTCAAGCGACGCTGCATCCAAAAAAGCAAGCAACGCACTGGAATGCAATGCGGGTCTTATTGCGCAAGCAAAAAGCTACGCCACGGATAGCACGAAACGTTCCAATCAGCTTAACACCGATAACACTAACGCGTCTAACACAGCCAATACGACAATAACAAGCGCAAGCGTCGCCACGGCGAACGCGAATGCTATCGCGTCACGTGATCAGAGTGTGGATAACGCTAAACGTGTCATGGTAAACACGCGTTCCAATGTTAACGCTGCATGGCGCGACTTACTCAACCATGCCGCGCAGCCCGTTGGCGCATATGGCGGCGACAATTTCAGACAGGCTACGGGACTTGACACCATGACCATGAAAATCGTCACCGAAGACAACGGCGCGATCGCGGCGGCGGGCGATTACATGCTACGCTATGGCATCGCAAGCAACAAACTTTACAGTCGTCCGTCGTTGACACCTTGCAAGCATTTCGCGTATTGGCAATGCGCGGACATATGGGTTATCTGTCCATTTGCGCAAAACGAGCAATTGCAGACGATCAGGGATATTTTCAGCAACGGTGTTACAATATGGACGAAACCCGAGGAAGTCGGCGGCGACTTCACACACGATAATCTATAAAGGTAGGAAAGTATGGGACGTAAACGCACGCATAAAAGGCCGTTGACTCGTGCGGAAATGGGCGAACGTGGCGCACCGATATGGCAGCAATCGCAAGCGCTCAATTCGCAAGCGTATTCGATGGCGTATTCTCAAATGCTGAATATTGCGCTGTCAAGGTTTAAGTGGTTGAATCTGCCGAAAACATGCGACGCGTGGTTTCTCGAATACAATCTATTGTATTTCGGTTACGCCACGATCGCGTTTCCGCGTAGCAAACCGGGCGTGTTTTTCAGCACGCAAGCGGTGACTACCTCGAATTTCAACGTCTATTACAAGCCGAAGAAATGGGATAGTTACGGTATTAACGGGTGGCGTTTTCCGGTTAACAATTCCAATGGTGTTTTCATCTACGCTAACCGCGCCCATACGCCACTCATTCCGACTATAGAATTTTTCGCGCATGAAATCGAAGATTTGTACATGACGCGAAGACAAAACCGTTTCAACCAAAAAACACCATTCATCCTTGAGGTTCCAGCCGGACAACAGACGGCGGGCATTAACGTTATTAAACAAATCTCAGGCGGTGAAATGGCTATCATGGCGACACCCGGTTTCACCGATTCTATGAAAGCGAACGTGCTGAAAACCAATGTCGAATATATCGGCATGGAATTGCAGAACGATATACAGAACACTTGGAACGCGTTCTATCAGTCGCTGGGCATTAAAAATCTGCCGTTGAAAATGGAACGGCAGACCGCCGACGAAATTAACGATTATGGCGAACCGACTGATTTACGCGCGCTCAGCGAATTAGAGGAACGTCGTGCCGCGTGCGACATCCTCAACACGAGATTCAGAAAATACCTCAAGGAACCGATACAAGTTGTATGGAACGAAGACAATGTTTCCCGCAACTACGCTTACTTGACGGACGTTGAAAGAATGAATGACGATGACAATGCAGAATGACATAAACCATTATCAGCCGTGTGAATCGTACGACGATTTCCACGGCGTGATGACGTACACGTTTGGCGAACTGCTCGACGTGCCGGGCGGTGTTGACTGGAATAATGCCGCATGGTCATGGCGGAACATTGCCTATGATGACACGCAATACACGCGCTGCTGCAAGAAAATCGAGAACCGTTTCTATGACAGGGAGTTAGGCGTTATGCCACCGTCAAGATGGCGACGGCACTTTTTACGTCTTATTCAAGAAATCATGCCGACGTTGCGCCCACTCTATGCGCTTGTAAGCAATAATCCCGATATAATTCTTAGCGATAGTGATATATGGCACAAAATGCGTACCGTCTACAGTGATTTCCCCGCAACACAGTTAGCCGAAAACCAAGACTACGCAAGCAACGCGACGGATAACCAATACGAGACGATTGCCAACGGTGATTTCATGGACAAAGTCAATCGCATAAGAAACGGCGAATACGTCGATATTGACGTATTGTTGCTTGATCACCTTGAAACATGTTTTAGCCCATTATGGACGATCAACATAAACAATTACTGAAAGGATAATGCACATGTTTCCAATACTCCCGTTTTTCTCGGTATGGCCGTACACGCCCGCCATACCCGCGTTCTATTGGAATGCTAAAAGTCAAGAAGAAATCATAAAGCACATTGCATGCGAAATCGATCACATAACGGCGTATCTTGACGAAATCGTGACCGACATAAACAAAACATTGAACGACTACGATACAAGAATAAAAAACATTGAAGCGCACATAAACGACTATGCTGTTGCCATAACGCAACTGCAAGAACAAATCGGTCATATAGGAGACACACAACTAGTATGGAACGTTACAAAGGGCGAATATACTGACAGTAAAACCGCGATTCGTGATTTGTACCGCGAACTAGCGGTGTATGGCGCGCGTGTCACGCAAATAGCCGATATTAACGCCGATACACTAGCCGAACACCGAACCGACGAAACGTCCGCAATCGGTAACCTTACCATATTCGACGATACCACGCCACGTGTCACTAATCCGACAACCGGTGAACAATATTCACCATTAGCATGAAAGGGTAAATCATGGTTAACACTACAAATTACGCGCTGGAAAAGTACGAAGCGGGAAATTCCGCAAATCTACTTGACCAATACAACGCGTCAATGGATAAAATCGACGCGGCAATAAAAAGTGTCAGCGATAAAGCGGACTTAGCGTTGAACAACAACGTGTTGCCGGATGGACTAGCAGCGTTCATAACCGCGCTAGGCCTGACAGGAAGTAACGCGCAAACACTTGGCACCACTCTCAACCACATATTAAACCGTATCGGCACGGAAATATTCACCGTCACTGACCTTAGTACACTCAAAAAAACCGCAGAGGGTTATCCAATCCCCCCAACCGAGTAAAGGCGTGCACTCATGGCATCACAAACACCGTTTTATCATCTGCCACTATACGAAACCGGCGATCTAGCCGATCTACGCGACGGGTACAACGCAGCAATGCGCACACTAGACCGCGTAATCCATCAACTAAAAGTACAAGAAGAAATAAATCATCCAACAAACCTCCGAAAGGACAACTAACATGACCGACTACACAACCAACTTCAACCTCGAAAAATATCAAACCGGCGACGCGGCCAACCTCAACGATCAATACAACGCGTCAATGGATATTATCGACGATAATTTATACAAAATCAACAGTAACGCAAACACTGCGGGCGGTAAAGCAACTCAGGCCTTAGAAACAGCGCAAAACAACAACAAAAATCTAACCGCGTTAGGCGTGACCGACACCGCAACCGCCACCGCGCTTAAAAACAAAATAAACAACACTAACACAACCGCAGACAATGCGTTAAACTTAGCGCAAACCAATAAAACAGCCGTTACCGCGATAAATGCAGACCTAACCGCAATAAATGCAAACCTAACCGCGCTGCACGCGAACAGCGTTAGCGACGCAACCGACTTATACAATACCGTACAAAAAATAGATGGCATATATTCAAACATAGAATTAAAACGAAAAACATACACAAATATCGCGATCATAGGCGATTCGATCAGCTACGGAACCGGCGCATCAAGCCTAGCAATGTCATGGGCAAACCAATTCAAATCATACATAGGCGCAAACAGCGTACAGAACATGTCGCAAAACAATGCGGGATACGTAAACGAACCGACTTTTATGTCACAGCTACAAGCGGTGACTAACAAAACGAAAATAACACATATAATTATCGCAGGCGGTGCAAACGATAAACTACAAACAACAACCGCCATTACAAACGCAGTCAAAAACACACTACATTACGCGCTCACTAATTTTCCAAACGCAGAAATATATGTCGCTCCCGTCGTTCTAGGCGTACAAGGAATGTTTAGATATCACATAAACATACCGCAGACACTAAACGCAATAGAGGAAGGAATAGCGCAAACACCAAACATCCACGAAATACAATACGCATGGGAATGGCTCAACGGCCGCGAAGATTGGGCATCCACTAGCAGTAGTTCAATGGATCTAATACATCCAAACGACAACGGACAAAAACAACTCTTACGACTATTCGCAGAATCACTATTTACTCGCAACAGCATTCACAACAACTGGAAAACCAACGTATCAGGCACAGAGAATCACGGCCAAATAATACACAGCGAATCAGTATGCAATAACGGAATATACACGTTCAACTGCCAATTCAAAGTAGTAAACAACCACACAGCATACGCCGGAATAATCGCCACATGCTACGGACTATCAACACTAAACAACTACTGCATAAACTCAAACTACTTTAACGGAACACTATACGCGTCAACCAACACCGAACACCGAGGAATCATCGCATGCACAACCGCAATACCAAACAACACCGAAATATACTGCACAGCAACACACAGCATTAGCGCATAAAAAACAATAAATTAATATAATAGCCGGTTGACAATAATGTCAACCGGCTTATTTTTATATCAATCACCATTATCAACCGAAATAACATATTTACGACAAGGGCGACCTTTCTTACTCAAACCCCGCTCAGTTTCAACGTAATCATAATCGTTGCTTAAACCGATACCCCCAATAATACCACACCACAAAACACGACACGCCACAACCGC